GTTCGTACGCAGACCGATTCGTAGGATCATCGTTAATTGAGTCTTTCCATGCGTGTAATTTGTTGTTATATCTACTCAAAAAATTTCCCTCCATATAATTAGTTAGAATGCTACGCAATCTTTTAACCAGCGTAATAATATGGATATACGACACGTATAAAAATTTTGTGTCGATTCCAAACCATAAAATAGAACACGTATCTATGGAATATTTTACTAACAACGATAAAACATATTCCATTAATGGTCCATTCTGGGAAAATGAAAGTGATAAATGGGATGGTCTTTTTGATGAACACTATGTCGAGTCTAAGGATATGAATTATACAACAGAGGATACACCAGAGAATGTCAGAAAGACAATCATTAGAATCAAATACTGGTACAATGATAAATTGTACAAGTATTTGAGTTATAATACGAAACATGAGTGGCCACCTCCACAGGAAAAACACGTTGTGTTTAACATGCCCCTCACCTCCGCCTATCTCATGGATAATGATGATAAACCAGCGAAAGACATACTAGGAAAGATTAAACGCTACGCGGGTCCAAGAGGTGATTTCCACCGAGAAGATGTAAAGATAAGTGATATGTTATATTACGATATTGATACACTAAAGACTATGTATCCCACTATAAAACTCACGAATGTTTTAGGTAAAGTGAAATCAGTAAGTACGGTACACGATTACGTTACTGATCTATTTGTTCTTTAGTCGCGAGATAAAATTTGAGGTCACCCAAATTTGCTACATTATACTTGAGAATCAAAAATCGATTTAATTCTTCTTGCATGATTTGTACATTAGAGCACATACTCGTCGCCTTTGTAAAAATGTTCATGTACCGAAGAGAATACATACCCGAAATCAGGGGACTCTCTTCCGTACATTGAATCTCAGTTTTTTGATTCGCGAAATCACCTTCGCAATTAAGACTAAACAAGTGACCATTTCGCGTGATTTCAATATCAGTGCCTATGTTGAACATATCCCTGCAAATTCTCTGAAAATCGACAGATGGCATCGGAGTCACGGTCGTCATGTTCATCGCCGGAACTTCGATTTGATTTTCATTAATATCAAGAAGTTTAAGAGCGAATTTAGTGCACGTCTTCTTTGTGTCGTTATGTATCTCAATGTTCATAAATTCACGACATTCGATAGACATCATCAATACGTCGTTATTCGTGATTGACTTCAAAAGCTTGAATGTATTCGTGACATTGATACCAGCCACTATATCAGTATCACACGTGTATTCTTCGAAATTATCTGCGGCCAGGAACATATCTACGAGTGATGTGCGAGCCGTATCTAGAGTAGTGATATATACTCCATCTGGTTTGAAGTAAATGTTGACATCATTAAGTATGTCCTTAAGTACCTCAAATGTAGATTTGATGGCACTCGCCTGTATGGTCGTAAGTTTCATCATAGATGAAACAGGTGTTAATTCTTTATGTTATTGTTATATGTCTGACTCACATCGCGATTGATCTTTTCCTCGAGTTCAGGTGTCATGGGTGGTTGGAGAGTGCGCCCGTAATCGTCGAGTCCAAATATGTCGAAGTTAGACTCACCATCGAGTGTTGTCATAGAACATCCACCGAAACCACACGTTCCGATGTCTTGATTCGGTAGTAAAGATTCGAGCCAATTTTTAATTTCGTTCCCCACCAAAAATTTACCATTCTTCGTGAGCATGGTTGGAACACGAGTAATTTTGTGTGCGTACTGCGGTGGAATACCCTTGATGTTCACATTGTGATAACTCACAAGCTGCGCGAGTTGTGGCTGTCGCTTGATGAAGTCAATAAGGTCAATGCTATGACTACACCTCGGGCTGTATATCAACAAGGACATTTAAAATACACAGGTAAAAATTTGTGTCTAAACGGACGCAGTTGATATAATATTGTTGGCATACATAAAATGAAAATACCTATACGATCCAATGGTAAATTGACTGAGCATGGATACCACGACGTGCGTGATAAGTCTGAACTCGCTCGACACCGCGCACTCGGTAAGGTCATTCGCACAGGTGAACCCCCTCTTGGGCTGTTTCGCCGCCTCAATGTATTGATGATATTGTTTAAGCGTACAGATCCAAAACTCTCTAAAATTTTCAAGGCGGACCGGGATTGGGTAAAAAAGATCTACATGTGAGCACCAATCGCATCCGCAAATACCTCAAGTCGTTCGATATCACACGTACACTCATCGGTACACATTTCATCACGCGATATATCACAGTAATTGCAGATGATGTCATTATCACATTCAATCGGCGCGATGTAACCATCTTCGCGTAACACTTCAGCCACGAATACACGTGTCACCTCATCGAGACCCTCGACGATCTCCGATGCCTTTTTCATGAGGTCATCGTAATATTTCTGTTTCGTTTTAGGGAGTCGATCATACAGAGCTACCAAGGCTTTCGCATCAAATATATCTTTTGGTTTCTTAATGGTATTCTTTCGTCTTTCAATCGCATACTCAAGACACTCGAGTACGTCTTCTTCACTCATTTCATGTATATATATGAATAATCTTTAAGTTAATATACAGGGTTTAAGACCAAAAGACGAAAATACCCGCGAAGTAACACCATGTTTTTTCATTTTTAAAAACACAAAAAACTTTTTTTATTTTTTTCTTTTCTTTTCAAAGAAGAAAGCATTGAAAAAAATAATTTTTTTTTATTTTTAATTTTTGGTCAATCTCAAAATTTTTGTAAGATATAGTAATGAACACACTTCTGTTGGTTTCGCTCATCCTCCTTATTCTGTATCTCATGTCCAGGACGGAGATGTTTAAGACGAAGGAAGTGACGTCTGACATCGACGAGGGTGTTTTAGACCTCACCCAATATAAACGTCTCGAAAACGCAAAAGTTTCCAACACGGTGATGGAACAGATCGTGCTCGCCGCGAATAAGCGCATCCAAGAGATGACGGGACTCTGTACTTACATCATAGACACACATGAAGTTCGCAAATACAAACACATAGATACTGGTGATGAAGTCTACAGGTGTCGTTTCATGGTTTTGAAACACGGTGGCTTCCCATATGCATTTGCCGTGTCAGCCGACGTTCGAATCATGAATGATCCAGACCGCGTCAACTGGAACGATATCAACATGCAAGCCACCCTCCGTACGTTGGGTATTTCTCAAAGTGAGCTCAACAGTGCTTTCATAGACGTCCCCATGGAATTCATCGACGAAGAGACAGGTAAAGTCGATGCGACGAAGCTCATCATAGCGAAATATATGAAAGATGTGAGTGAGACCAACCCAGTGATAGTCGTCATTTCGCTTCGTACACAACCACTCGATACAGAAAAGCCCACGGATACAAAGATGTTCACATCAGATGTTGACATCAAGGAATTCCAAAAGTATGATGAAGTCATGCAGCACGAATTGCACTACGTGAAGAATACTTCACTTATCGAGAAGAAGTTACCAACTGCCGATGAAATGTACGGGCGCCCAAATATCCTCGAAAATAATTAATTCGTGTAATTTAATGATCAGTGTAGATGAAATAAATAAAATAACTGACAAGCGTAATAAATTACGCAAAGAGACCTACGTGAAGATATACGAACAGGTATCTAAAAAGATACGACAAACTGTTGTATTCGGTAATAAACATTTGTTCATTACGATTCCATCCTTCGTAGTTGGGTACCCGGCTTTTGACAGGCTCAAGGCAGCGCATTATATAAAACGTCAGCTCGATCTTGGTGGATTTCAAACGAGGTTTGTGGGTGACCACGAAATATACATCACGTGGTCAAATAAAAAGAAAACAAAACCAAAAGAACAAGAACCCACGGAAGAGTTTGGGGACTTTCCATCTTTCGTTAATTTGAAGAAGGTGGCTAATAAATACAGGGGGAATGCGGGAAAAGGCTAGTAAAAAAATTTCACTCTATCATAAATGGATAACTTGAGTGTACTCACAGAAGCGAAGCGCGAGTACATTGGGCAATTGTGCCATTTAATGTGTCCAGTTATGATCGAGACGTTTGATAAATTGTATGAAGAATCGTACACCATGTCTAATGGTCGTAAAGTACTCATCATGTTTCAAAAGCTTTTGAAAGAAGTTCCCAATTGGTCCGACGCTATGTCGAAGCAGCACACAGATAATATCGCAAACAGATGCGCGTGGTTTAACGATTTGCTCGCCGCAGTATTCGTGAGCTGTGTTAAGATTCTGTCTTCGGTGCGTCTCGGAAAGGACAACAAGAAGATATCTTTGAAACTACCATCGAACGAAGTGTTCATTCAGACGTGTTACAATAACGTCGCGAAAGACTTATACAAAGACCCATACATTTTCAGTGAGAGTCAAAACGAACACGCGAGAAATGATAAACTATTCGACCGTTTTACGATGGTGATCGAAGCTTCCGTGCGAGAACTCATTCCAGTTCAACAAATTCTCCAAACGTACATGAGTAACGAAAAGGAAGACATAGATGTAGGGGGAGAAGCCGATGAAGACACCGAAGACCCGGAATTCGTCGATGAGTATCCACCAGAACCAGAACCAGAAACACAACCAGAACCAGAGCTCACCGAAGGTGTACCAATGGAAGAACCCATGGCTGAGATGCAGCCTCCAGAACAAGAATCTTCGCCATTTGATAATGAATTTAAAACTGTCAACACGAGTGAACGTGCTCCACAACAAATTATGGAGGAAGATGAAGACGAAGAACCCGTGTTGTTCCCAGACGCATCAGATGCTCCCGTAAAAAAAGTTGGCTATAGTTAAATGGAGTTTGAAGATTATCTCAGAGATCCAGCTTGGGCGGCGATCATCGCCGGCATCATCACCGCTGGATATATCCACGCGAAAGCGAAACTTAATAACGAGGGTACACTTCCCACGAGCGCTTATTCTAAACCAGCATTCTTAAACGCGATTCTCGTATTTTTTATTGTATCTAACGGAATAGGAGGTAAGGAATCCATATCTACTGAACCATTTGCTTAAAGATAACAGTGTTATTTATCACAGTAAACATGACGTCTGTGACTGCTTTCAATGATATGATGGGCCAATTTCTTGCGGAACTTCACAAGACGTTTCCAGAAGAAAAGGGTATCAAAAAGTGTATGTCCGGGTTCGAAATTATGCGAACGTCTAACCCACGTCTCGTGATCGACGGATTTATGAGCAGTGTCACGCCATTCGCGGATAAGATTTCGGCAAAGGATGACACGTTTTTCATCAACGAGGCAAAGAACCTCGAGTTTTTGAAGGACGTGAAGCTCGAAGAAAAGTGGGCATCTGTCTCCACGCAAACAAAAGATGCCATTTGGCAATATGTGCAAACACTATACATGCTCGGTACGACTATTAGTTCGATCCCAGCAGACACACTCTCTATGATTGAAAAGGTTGCGAAGGAATGCGCGGACAAATTGGAGGGTGATGGTGGTGGCATCGACGAAGCCGCTCTCATGAAAACCATGCAGGGTATGCTAGGTGGTATGTTGAAAAAATAAAACTAATATATATTAAATGAGCTCTTGGTTTCAAGACCCAAAACAACTCGTTGATGATAAGAAGGTCCTCGAATTTTGGCCTACAAATATTCAATCCTCAGCAGACCGTGTGAATGCCGGTTCGCGATTCATCATATATGCAGCGTCGGTGCACTATCTTATTAAGCGCGACGTTCGTATATTTGTGCTCGCCGCGACCGCGTTGGGTGTTCTTTATGTAATGGAAAGAGCCGGCATGGTTAAGGAAGGTGTGCCACGAGGTGTTGAATATTATGAAAATATAGGAGATGCATGCCAGCGACCAACTCGCGACAACCCAATGGCAAATGTACTCGTGGGTGATGATCCCAACCGTAACCAAGCGTGTTCGTATCCAAGTGTTCGCGCCGATGCGGATGCGTTTGTCGTCGGAGAAACTCCGTTCGGACCAGCGCGTTCTCGATCCACTCTCCCCAAGTACCAACAAAATGCACTGTCTCGGCAGTTCGTGAGTGTACCGGTAACGACAGTCGGTGGTGACCAGACGGGATTTGCTGAATGGCTTTATGGCAAGAAAGGTGCACCCATGTGCAAATCAGATGGAAGTATGTGCAGTCCAAATGCTCGAGGTACACAACTTGAGGCGTTTGCTGGACTTCAGCCAAATGGTGATAGGCGGTAAATAAATCTTTTGTAATAGTAAAATGGCTTACCAATTGCAGCCAGGTCTTAAAATAGTCCAGAACCCCGCTGTTCCAGTGAACTGCGCGACTGAAGAAGTATTCGTGTACCCCCAGCCCAGTACTCTCAATTATGGTTCGCAACGACCAAACACCATGTTGTATGGTACTGCACCATTTATGGCGGGTAAGGGTGCTCCAGCGGAGTATATCGAAACGAGTGACCAACTTCGCCCCCAATCGACATCGCGATTCAACAAGGTTCTCGCGAGAACCTATGAACAAAACTTGTTTCCACTCCAAAACATGGAGTGTAAATTGCCACTTCGAACCATTTCATATGAACCTTTGAGTACGCGTTCCGAAATACAAAATGGGATGTTTAACCAAAGATACTTAAATAAAAATATCAATAAGAAATAAGAATGGCCGATCCCATATCTGTCGCAGCTATCGCAGGTCTCATATACGCCGGGCGAAAATTGAGTCAACCTACGACGGAGAGGTACTCCCCAGAACGACAATCGATGGAATTACCAGTGCCACCAAAGGTTGAACTTGTGAAGGAACACCCCATCGAAAACGTATATGTAAATAAGATGGTCGCCTCGAACTTTGGTGACATCGCACCACAAATGCGAACAAGTGGTGCCGAGGTTCTCGAGATGCGAAACCGAATGAATGATTACAACCGAATGAATAATGTATCCCCCGTAGAAAAGCGTCTCGTAGGTCCAGGTTTGGGTGTGGACCCATCTGTTGCATCGTATGGTGGTTTCCAACAACTCTTACGTGTGAACCCAGAAAATGTTGGTGCTTACAAGCTCACGACACTCCCAGGTAGATCGGGTCCAGCGCAAGATACTAAAGGTGGTCGCCGTGGTATAGTGGGTAAAGTCTCACATAACAGGCCAGAGAAAACAGCCTATCTTCCAGAGCGTCTCCCAATGACACTCGGGCGTTCGCAAGGATTTTCAGGTCGAACTCCACGTGGTGAACATGAACGAACAAAGCGTACCACTAACCGGGCTGAAACTGGTCTCAGAACAGATACACTCAATGTGGCTCCCGCAAAGAGGTTCATTTCCGCGAACACGGTCTCCCAGGATCCAACTAGAAACAAGAAGGATGGGAACATCGAGCAGTACCAGTACAGAAACCAGCCACAACCAGGCATTCACAGCTATGCACACGGATATCTCGAATCTCCTGAGATTGCAATTGGTCAAAGAGGGTCTTATACGACTGAAGAATTGCAAAAGTATGGTTTCCGACCCGACGAACGTCGTGGTAAGGCGAACCGTGCGGCGAATCCAGGTCGTATGAATGTCCGTGCGAATGCACTTAACCAAGGTGGTATGCTTACCGCTGTGCGTTCGGATACCACGCGTGTGGATGGTCGCGTGAATCCAATGGGTGCTGGATGGACGCAGCAATACACGAATTCGTCGTACCACGACCTCAATGTGTACAAGGGCAACCAAAATCCACACGCTTCTCAGGCGGGACTCGGGATTGCGAAACGCCAATTATTGAACAACCCATACGCACACCATTTGTGCTAAAAATAGTAAATTATAGATTAAAACACTCATTAAAATATTGTCCATATATTTTAATGAAGGTCCATACCTTAGACATAGATAGTGGTGATAGAGACCCAATATTGTACCCGGATCCAGGTGATTACGTGATACATCTTAAGAATCCCATCTACGACGTATCTAAGATAACACTCACATCGGCTCGAATTCATAACAGTCAATTACTCATACACGAACGCAATAATACGTTCACTATTAACACAGCGTCGTACACCGAAACTATAAGCATACCAAACGGAAACTATGATGGTGATGAGCTTGTATCCAATATCATACAGGTTTCTGATATACTTGATTCCGCAACGTATGCATCATACACAAACGATATAGTGTTTTCAAATGCAACTAATGATTTCACTTTTGCATTTTATGGGGGTATACACGGATACACATCTTCAAATGCATACACGACACCACACGATGTTCTCGGGTTTTCTTCAGATAATGTACACTCCGTGAATAACAGCCTTAAGACGGGGAGTATAAACCTTCAAGGTGTTGATTCATTCATACTCAAATTAAGCAGTGGTTCCGACGAGTTTAATCAGACTGTATACGCAGATACACCGTTTTATACTGGGCGAATACTCACATGTGGAGACGTGATAAATCATTCTGGTTCCGATGATGCACTTGAACACAATTTTGATTCTGGTACACAAAAAACCATATCGAGTATACGAGTGCAATTTTATTACAGCAGTAAAGGTCGCCTCATACCATACGATTTCAGAAATGCAAATCACGTCCTTAAATTCGCGATCACGTGTTCGACGGATAAGCTTGAAAATGTACCTAAAATTGAAAGAGATGTGTCTCTTCCGCCACCTGTGGACATCCCCGAATTTGAGGATGTACAGAGATGGGATGCGTTTGTATCCATATTTCTGATAGTATTGGCGGGTGTCCTGATGTTGATGATGACCAAGAAGCAATCTTAGCGGGTGACCGCATAGAGTGGTTGCGCAGGCTTTTGGACACGAGTCGACAAACGAGAGACACCGAGGTACACCACGATGGACAACAAAGTGGTGAAAAGAGCGGTGAGCGTGTAGTTCATGCCACCATTCTTGTTGACCTTGACGACTTGGTTAACCAACCAGCGGACGAGGTCCATCCACGACAAAGCCGCGGCGAAAGAGAAACCAGCGACGACCGCGTTCAAGGATTGCGATTCGAGTTCTTGGCTGATGAGCGTAACAGTTTCAGCGGCAGTAGACATTTTATATAATACTCATAGAAAAAATTATTCTGGAAGTAAATCTTCCACGACAAGAATTTTCTTGTACTCTTTCTTCTGGTACCCTTTCATGTCATCCCGTTCAGAATCAGAATCAGAATCAGAATCCGAATCCGAATCCGAATCAGATTCGTCATCTACTTTGAACTCCTTATACTCTGATTCTGTCCACCCTTCTGGAGTATGATCATTGTCCATTACTATCAATAGCATTTTTTAAAAGCTCTTCTGTCGGGTTCGTAGGTACCCATGAATCCCAAGTATCAAAAGCTTCGTTTATTTTATTCATACCCGGATCTTCACCTGTATATCTCGTGAACTCTATGTCAGACTCATCTATGACCTCGATGTCGCCCACATCATCGTCGTCATCGTCCAAGTCTGGGAAATATGAACCCACCCTCTGTCCGACTTCATATCTCGCACAATATTTCATCGAGTATTCCAAATCTTTCATGAGAACCGCGGTTCTTCCACATGCTTTTGAATATTCGCATGCGAGAATCATACCTTTTTCAAGTACAGGTGTGACGATATCAATCATCATCTGTGTGTACTGGTCAATTTGTGCGTTTGTATCGCCGGTGAGATCAAAACCTGTTTTCATTATGTATCAAATAATAATTTCACGGTTCCGTTCTCCAAACGGAGTATGTTATAACTTTGTGCGTAAACTCTAAGTTCTTTGTCAAAGTTCGTGGTGTAATTAAAAAGACCAATTTTGACATTTTGATTCTTTATGGGTGAAAAGTTGAGTTGCCCCGTCGGGTACCAACGTTCTGGTTCGAGTGCAAAGCTATACATGTAAAAACGTCTATACACAGGTGTTCTTGAATGGTGTTTACCGGGTTGTATAGACCTGAGGTGTACCATGTCACCCGTGACGTGGTCGAGT